TCAGATTTAAGCTGATCTTCCAATTGTGACCGATATTGAGGATTACCGGCAGACACATAAGAAGCACCCAGTTTACCCATTTCCTCACCACGGCTGAAAGGGGTAACACCCACCGACACACCCAGCCCAGGCACTGCTTTACCAGCACGGGCCATAGCCTCTTCATAGCCAGGTACTTCAGAAGCCCTAGCAGCTAACCATGCTGGCAGACCCATACCCAATACACCGGCAACCTTAACGCCCCGTTGAATGGATTTGGATGGAACACCACCAGGAGAACTCATAGCACCAGCACCAGCCGCTTTAGCAGCTTCTGCCGTTACTTTCTCACCAACCCGATACTTATCCATTACACCTTTGACAAGGTCTTTGTTGTAGTCGCCAAAGGGCTTGCCTTCATTGAGTTCCATACGAGCAATCTTGTACTTTTCAGGGCCAAGTGCATCGACCAGATAAGTGTCAGCCGTATTGAATCCAGCCCTAAATTCATAGTTAGGCTTTAAAACAGAATCAGCAGCAATTTGTTCAGCAGTACGGCGAATGCGTGGTGGTTTTGCACCTTCAACTTCAGCCTTGGCTACTTCAACCGGTTTAGGCGGTACAACAGCAGCTTCTGGAACATCAGGAGTTTTAGGAGTTGTGCCTAAATCTCCCCATTGCTTACCAGCTGTAGACAACGGACCTTCTGCTACAGGAGCAGCAGGAGCCGTTGGAACAGCAGGGGCCATAGGAGCAGCAGGAGGGGCTACAGGCATCCCAGCAGCCCTTGCAGCCACATCAGCAGGGGTAAGGTTCACAGGGGCTGGAACAACGCCAGCAGGAGCAGCTTGTTTAGCTTGTGCAATCTTTGCTCTGGCCTGTTCTGTTTTAAATTCAGCAAGATCAGCTTAAATCTGAGAAAGAACCGGAACGTAGATCAGTATTGATTGACGAACTCCGTAAGATTGGCGCAGCAATACCACCTCCGAAATAATCATGAGCGATCACGACATCACCCACAAAGAAATCTATGATCGACTGGTTGCTGTTGAGGCAAAGGTTGATCGGATTGACACCAATACTGAAGGTATGGTTACAGCATTTAAGGCTGCATCCGGTGCTTTTCTGGTGCTGGAATACATCGCCAAGATTGCCAAACCCATATTGTTTATTGCTGGCCTTGGTACTTTTATTGCTACCTTCTGGGACCATTTCAAAATCAAATAAAGACCCAATCTACGAGTGCATCAAATGGACATGGTCCAATGATCGAAAGGTTGTTTGGTGCTTAGAATGGCGTAAAAAATGATTGATCCGCTAACAGCCCTTGCAGGTATACAGGCAGCTGTAGCCTTAATCAAAAAGGTCAGCAAAACCGTAGATGACGTTTCTTCGCTTGGGCCCGTACTTGGGAAGTATTGGGATGCTAAGTCAACTGCCACCAAAGCCGTTGTTCAGGCCAAAAAGTCTAAGTCCTCTATGGGGACTGCCATCCAAATTGAGATGGCGCTGGATCAAGCGAAGCGCTTTGAAGACGAGTTGCAACTGCTGTTCCAAGCTACCGGCCGTGTTGACGTGTGGAATAAAATCAAAGCCAGAGCAGAAGCAATGGATGTTGAAGCCGCGCATGAAGCTCGTAGAGAAAAAGCTGCTGAGAAAAAACGTCAAGAAGAGATTGATGAAATTGTCACCATCCTATTGATCTTGCTGGTAACTTTTACCGTTCTTGGTGCTACTGGTTGGTTTGTTTATGAAGCTTTGCAACAATGCAATGGCACATGTAGTTTTCAGAAAGGCTAATTATGATTCCCCTTGCAGCACTCTTTGAAGTCGGTGGCAAGCTTCTTGACAAACTCATACCTGATCCGGAGGCCAAAGCCAAGGCTCAGATTGAACTGGGCAAAATGGTTCAAGACGGTGAGCTTGCCAAGATGGCAAATAACACTAAATTGTTTGAGGTTGAGCAGGAAAACACTACTGATCGTTGGCAAGCCGACATGGGTAGTGATTCATGGTTGTCTAAGAATATCCGTCCAATGGCCTTAATTGCCATTTTTATTGCTTTCTTTTTGTTTACCATGATGTCTGCGTTTGGATACAACGCGCAAGAATCTTATGTAAACTTATTGGGCCAATGGGGTCAGATTATTTTTCTGGCCTATTTTGGTGGACGTACTGTTGAAAAATTAGCTGACATGAAAATGAATAAGAAATGAAATCAAACTTTGAAAAAGCATTGGAATCTGTTCTTCATCATGAAGGCGGTTTTGTTAATCACCCAAAAGACCCTGGGGGGATCACCAATCTGGGGTGTACCAAACGGGTCTGGGAAGAATGGGTAGGTCACCCTGTTACCGAACAGGCTATGCGTGACTTAAAACCGGCTGATGTAGCCCCTCTGTACAAGAAAAAGTACTGGGACAAAATCTCTGGAGATGATCTACCAACCGGTGTTGACTCTTGCGTGTTTGATACGGCAATCAACAGTGGCCCTGGGAGGGCCGTAAAGATGCTTCAGGCATGCGTTGGAGCAGATGTTGATGGGGTACTAGGTCCAAACAGTTTAAAGGCTGTAATCGCTTTTGATGCAAAGACCCTGATTGCTGACTATTCTCAGCGCCGTCTGTCTTTTTTGACAGAACTGGCTACTTGGGAGACATTTGGCAAGGGTTGGACAAGGCGGGTCAATGAGGTCAAAGACACCGCCTCTGAAATGATCACTCCTTAACGAACACACCATTGGGCAGCGTAGTGCCCTTTCGGTCCTTGATTTCGTTGTAAGCCCCTTTGAGACATTGAGTCAAATTAATGTCTTTCAGGGCGCAATAGTTGATCAGACAAACCATCACATCACCGACAGCATCCTTGATATCAGGCATGTTGTCTTTAAGTTCCGCATCTACCAACTCACCCATTTCGGTCACAGCCTTCATTAACTGTGAAGATGGCCTAGCATTTGGGATGATTTTTCTGGCTTCTGCCCAGCGGATAACCTCAATTTCCACCATTTCGTAGCTCATTTTTTGCTTTCCAATTCAATTAAAAGATCAATGTAATGTGCAGCTTTTTCTAAGTCTGCAATACCGTTTTTCTGTTTCCACCGGCTAACGTACTTGATGACATTGCCTTCAAAGAAACCGATTCCATTTGCATGGATGTATTCTGCTGGTTGAATCTTCAGGCTCTTGTAGTGATCACCACCAACCTGGATATCTAGTGCTGTCATATGGTCCTAAAAATAGGTGGGGGTACTCGCTGCACTGAGCTTGTCAGCCGATGTGGCTGTTGGTCACCGGCAGCTTTCCCGATAGGGCACAGCATCCGCTTTCCCCCCTAAAAACTTACCGGCAGCCGCAGCTCATCTTGCCGTTAGGCATCTGAATGCAGTTGTAGGTGGTGTACGCTGGGCATGCAGCCGCAACGATACCGGACATAGCAACGAGAACGAAGGCGACAAAAGATTTTTTCATGATTTTCCTTAAAAGTTGAGAGAGTTAATAACACCGACTTTGCCACGGGACCAAAGCATCATGGCAATCTTGTTTGCACCAGCATTGACCAGTTCAACAGCACTATAAGTGTTTGATGCGACTGGATAACCTGGGCCAACATAGACCTGTTCATTACGGTAGTGCGGAAGATATGTCACACCATTGAGTTGGTATGCGTAATTTTCCAGCAGGGGGGCTGTATCGTTTGATCCCATCAGAATTCCAAGTCTTCCAGCACTTCTTTTTTGACCACTTTGGCCGGTGCTGATTGCTGCGCCTTCTTAATGATGGAAGCATTGAACTTGTCGCTACCCCACACATGTTTCCACCATGTGCCGTCATCCTTTTTCCGTGCTGGATAGCTGATGAATGGTCCTTTGGCGCTATCTTTAATGGAGCAGCCCTTGATAGACAAGAAAGCTTCTGCACCTTCCTCGCTATGCAAGTTGATGTTGAAAGACGGGTATTTACCGTCATGGTGTTCGATGGAAATAAACATGTGAAACCTTTACGCTGTGGGAATAGTTTTGGCCTTCTTCAAGGCCGCTCTTGTACTGGATGACAGTTGATCTGCCAACCAAGTGAATTGGTCTGCTTCTAAAGCTTGACCGTCAATCATTGCGCGAGCTTCAACTGCTTTATCAGCCAAAACTAAGTCATGGGCAGATGCGGCCAGATCACGCAGGAAGTCTTTTATGTCATCAGGAAGATCGTCACCAATGCCACCACGGGGGGTATGACGGACACTACCCTTTTCTTTGTAGGTGTTGGTGTCTTCTTCATTGGCCCTTTGTGGGATGTCTTCACCGGCATAGATGTACAGACCCAGACCATGCAATGACAATCCTTTGGTCATACAACGCACGATTGCCGTATTAATTGCATAGGCGTCAGGCTTAACAATAGCTTTGTTTTTGAAGTCCATTACCGGCAACATGCATGTCATAGGCTTGCCAAACATGGTGACTGTGACCCAGACCATTGCTGTGCCATTGATATCCATGTAGCACTTGCCATCAAACAACTCTACTTTGAAAGTAACTGTTGGATCGGCCTCTAAAGCTTCAGCCCATGCCCATGCCCACGACAGGTAGGTAAGGTTGTTTTTCTTCTCTGTATGCTTGTTTACATCAAGCTTGAGGAGGTCTGCAATCATTTCTGGTCCTTATGGTGATGCCACTCGTATTCTTCCTGGGCGATACGCTGCTGGGTATCGTCATCAAGGTCTTTGTATTCAACCCAATGATTTTCTCCACAGCAACCGATCTTGCCAGCACGGGGGGTAAAGCAGTAGCAGCAGTACTCCACATCACTCTCCTGTTCTTTAAATCCGTCAATAAAGTGGTTCATTCTTTTGTCAAGAAAATTCTTGCCTTAGATGGTGTTGGTTGGTAAGAAAAGGTGTGGACCTTGCCTTTGCGGTTTGTCTTACGAAGGTAAGAGCGCAGAGCTTGAGACACTTGAGGAGCAATCTCAAGGGGAACAATCATGTTCTCATCAAACTTCAATTTGCTGAAGATTGCGTCATATTTGCCAAGGGTGCGGCGTTTTTTCGGCATGGTGGCCGTGCTGTCAATGACAATCAGACAAGGGTCAATGGCCCCTGCCTTGACATTGGTGAAGGGATTTTTCCCAACAAATGTGGTTTTTAATTCCATTTCTATGCAATTCCAATGCACCGCAAAACAGCGGCATGTGAAGAACTATAAAGCAAAAAACAGGCTTTTTCGTAGGGGTTTTCCCTAATGCAAAAATATTTTTTTAAGCGTAATCTTGCGCTATGAACACACAACTCATTGAAGAAGAAATCGCCTACTTGCTGGTCATTCATGCGACTGACCACATGGAGAACGTAACGCAAAATCCAGAAGACTTGGACGCTGCTGTTTGCGCTGTACTGGCCCGTGCATTAGAAGTAGCCAGCAACCGCACCTTGAAGCCCCTCTATGAAATCTTTGAAGCAACCCAGCCCCTTTGACATTACGCAGCCTT